AACTTGGACTTTGTAGAGTGTGTTGTTGTATTGAAACAGTACGTCAGCTTCCGCTGAGTGAGGAACTAAGAGAACTGTGTCAGAAATTTGAGAGAGAAGTGATGCTACGAAATACTCGCCAGAACGACCAACCCGTTCTGTGGTTCTTGACATGGTTTAGTCCAGCATACGACTTAATTTTTCCAATTCTTCGTTTGTAACGTCTGTTGTTTTTTCCTCTTCTGTAGCAGCTGTTACTAACCTTCCACCTCTTAAAGCTGGAGTAATTGGAAGTCTACTGACTGGCTCACCTAATATTCTCTGCATTTGTCCGTATTTTAATGCGGTCTCTCCTACAAGCCTCGGTGATTGTAATGGTATTCCAAGAAGTATGCTTGGATCAACAAAAGCTCCATAAGCAGCAGCCCCTCCGCCTACCGCCCTTTGCAAACCTCTAGGTGCTAACTCTGATAATGCTTGTCCAGATAAATCTGGTAACAATTCAGGATCAAGTTTATTTAAAAGCTCTAATCTGTTTCCGTAAGCTGTGTTTACATTATTTCTCATTGTTGATTGTAATTTTCTTAATGTAGTACCAGCTTTAGCTTTACGACCTAAAGACAATTCACCTACTAATTCTTTTTCTAGTTTTAATGCCTCTTCGTAAGGTTTCATTACGTCTGCATATTCAGGAACTTGTTTTACAATTTGTTCTTTTATTTTATTTCTAAGTTCAGCAACCACCCTACCTTCTTGTGAAGCTTGTGCCTGTAATGGATATAAGTCGTCTACTTTTCTTTTTAATATATCCATTCCTTCTGCTGTATGAAATGCAGCTTCATCAGCAAACTCACTTACCACAGCCTCCAATTCATCTATTTTTTTCATTGTAGATGGAGAATATCTTGCTGTACTAACTTTGGCTCCTTTCGGCCTGTACGTTGATTCTTTAATTATTCCTTGAATTGCATCATTTATAGGATCAAAATTTACAGGTTTTTCAGATAATTTTAATCCTTGTATGCCATGAGTGTATTGGGCTGCTCTTTCAGAACCTAGTCTTTTTAAAGCATCAAAAGCTCTATTAGCAACATCCATTGGGTCGGCTTGGCCTCTTAAATTGTTTATAAATCTAGCTTGTGCTTCTTCACCTATTCTTCCAGCTTGCACAGCTTGTGTAATTGCCTCACCGCCAACACCAGTAGTTGTTCCTAATATTTCACGAGCTCCAGTTGCTATTGGCTTTGATACCGCTTGTGTTGCTTTTACTAAACCAGTAACGGGGTCTATTGCTGTTCCAACTTTAGCAATCTTTTCTGCGGTACTGGCTATTTGTGGAACTTTAGCACCTAAAGTACCACCTCCTGTTAATAAAACAGAAGCATCAGCTAAAAAACCAGCTGGGTCTTGTGCAAATGTCTTTTTTATATTTTCTAATCCACCGTATCTATTTGCAAAATATCTTCCTACAGCTTTAGCTGTTTCTTCGCTTTCTTGTTCTCCTGGTATTGCTAATTCAACAACACCTTTTCCCAATTCAAAAATAGATTTTGCAGTAGTTACAGGATTTATAATAACCTCAACTAAATCTTTGCCTAATTTATAAGTGCTTGAAGGTAAATTACTAACTGCTTGCTGTAATATTGGTTGCTCTTGTTTAGGAGCTGTTACAACAATTTCTTGAATTTCATCAATTTTTTTTAAATCTTCAAGTAAAGACATTTTATTCTTCTTGTTCTTTCTTTAGTTGTTGTGCAAACCTTAAAATTGTTTGTCTTTCTTCTGCTGTAGTTGCACTCTTATATCTGTCAAGAATTTCATCTTTTGTTAAAGCCCTGTATTCATCAAAGTAAACAGCATCAAGAATATCACCAAAAGATGATGGTTCGCTTTTATATCCTTGTAATGTTCCAAACCTATCATAATAATCAGCTTCATTTTGTTTATCTTGATAAATGGATTTTATTTTTGCGCTTAATCTTTGTAATCTTGGTAAATTTAATTCTTCTGGTAGATTTTGATTAAAAGTTGCTGCTATTAATCTTTTACCTTCTTGCTCTGTAAATTGTGCACCTAATGTTGCTCGTAAGGATTGATATACTATATCGCTAACTTCATCTAAAAACCCTGTGGCTTCAGGAAAAATAAAAGGTCTTAATGGTTCTGGGGTTAGTCCTATATTTGTTCCAGATACATTTTCTTGACCAGTTGTTAATCTAGCTATCTTATTATCTAAATTATTAATATTTGTTTCCGTTTGTCGTTGTTCTCCACCTCTCCATTTAGCTAAATTAGTCGCAAAGACTTCATCTAGTTTCTTTTGTCCTGGTGTTGGGTCTAAACCTCCAGCCGATCTAGCTTTTCTTTGTTCTGCCAATAAATCTGGGTCTTGGCTTGCTCTTCCAGAAGCAATTAAGAATCCTCTTTTTTCTTCGTCAGGCAAACTTTTATAATAAGCATAATCTTTTATTCCAGCGGTTAATCCTTTTTGTGGATCAGTTACTAAAAACTGCCCTAATTCATCCATATTTTCAGGGCCGTAAAATTCTGCTATTTGTGCAATGTCAGGTCTTTCTGTTTTTAATCTTCTTACAAGCTTATCGTATTTATTCTTTTTCTCTTGTTCTTTCTTTTTGCCTTCTTGCATTTGTTGAAGTTCTAATGTTTTTACAACAAAATCTTGATCGCCTTTTAAAGCACCACCTAACGCATAAAGCATTAATCCTAATCTTTGGTTTTTATCTGATTTATCTTGTGCAATATTGTTAGATATTTGTGCTCTCTGTTGACCCAAACCAGTTTGCAGTCTTTGTGTTATACCATAAGGATCAGGTGTTGGTGATCCAAACATCTGTTGCATATTTACCAATGAATCTATTGCCATTTACAAAACTCCGTAATTAACTCTGTAATATCCGTTCTCGTCTTCCATGACCGCTTCAGGCATATACTTCATTACTTCTTGAGCAAGAACACCGATTGTTGGTGTGTCAACTCCTAGCTTTTTAGCAATGTCGTTCCATTCCCAAGTATATATTTTGTGACCATCTTTAGACTTACCAATATATTCTATGTTGTCTTTTAGTCTTTTATCCGACAAAAAACTAAATGGATTCATTCCGCCCATTAGTGCTGCACCAGCAAGTTGAGCAGCACTTCCTAATACATCTCCTGTGCCAACCTGTTGTTGTGTAGTTTGCCCTGGAGTAACTGGAGAAAGAGCTTGACCCAATAAACCAATCTGTTGAGGCCCGTAAGCCAATGCTCTTTGGAACTCTTGATATGGAACATCCAACGCTCTTTGTTGTAGCATTTGTTGTTGTACTCCAATTTGACCAAGTTGACCTAATCTTGCAGCCTGTTCTGCTTGCAATCCACCGAGTAATCCAGCTCTTTGTGCTCTTGATCTTAGTTCTAATTCTGGTTGTGCAAACGCTCTGGCTTGCTGTCTTGCGATGTCTTGTTGTGCAGCACCCAAAGCCTGACCGAATCCAGCTTGTCTTAAACCAGCTGCGGTTCTTGCTGCTTCTTGAATGTATGGTCTAGCAGCTTCAGCTTCCATGATCGCTGAACGTGATCCACCAAAAGCACCCGCACGGATCGCTGATTCTTGTGCTCTACGTTGTGCTATGTCTTGTTCTCTTCTTATATCGCCTAACGTAGTTTCTATAACTTGTTGAGTGTAAGGTGATTGATAGGCAGATATGTCTGTCTGTAATAAAGACGGTACTTGTCCAATCTGAGGTGTTTCAGCACCCGCAAGTCCAGCCAATCCAGCCATAGGATCATACTGCATACCTGTTTCAAACAAACCACGAGTAGCTTGAAATTGTCTTAGTTGATCGGGTGTAAACCCAGCTACTCTTGCACCTGTGTAGGGTACAAAAGGTTGTTGTGCTACCGCTTGTGCAGCACCAAACAAAGTTCGTTGTTGTTGTTTCTGATATTCTGGTATTTCAGCTTCTACTGTTGATTTGCCTTTACTCATAATTCTTTTCTTATCATGTGCTCTTCTTCAAAACCTAAATGCTTTAACTTCCTTGACCATCCTTTTCTTCCGCCTCCGTAGAGTCTTTTACATTCAGCTGCTCTAGCAAAAGCTTCTATGGATGGTAGCATTTCTACTAATTCATTGTAGTCTCCACCGCAAAAAAGTAAATTTAATACTTTGTGCTTTGGAAATATTACAAATTCTGTTACCAATGCAGACTCTTTACCAGCCCACAAATGGAACAATCCATTACTTATTTTATCTTCTACATGGTCTATTGTATAGGAGTCTTGATATCTCAAGGCTTCCTCTATGTAAGGTTTACAACGAATCCATTGCATTTCCCATTCGGGTTTAAAGTCAACTACGTTATCAGTCACCTTTTGCATATTCAATAATACTTGCTGTTACGTTGATATTGGCATGAGACACTTGTATTTTTAGTATCTCACCCGCCTGTAAAATTAGATTACGAGTCAACATTTCATCAGTTGAATGTGCTGTTATGTTGTGTTGTTTCCAAACATAATGATCTGTTCCGCCCGATGTAATGACTATATCTACATTGGTTTGTTGGTTTCCATCATCGCTTACCAACAAAGATTCTATAATTGCAAAGTCAAAATCACCGCCAGTCGGTGCTGTGTATATAGTTTCTAAACTAGCAGTTCCAGTAACGTCTAATTTAGCGTTTGTTGCTCTTTGTATGTATTGTTCTTTAGAGGCTAAGTGTGTCATCGTCTGCCTCTGTTCCTAACATCTAACCTTATATTACCCACTTGGAAGTCTTGTGTCGTACTTCCTGTAACTGTCATTTGTACCTGTCGTGCTGAGAACCTTGCATCGGTATAACCATCACTTTCAAAGGTGAAACTGCCAAAGTCAGTCTCGCTTCCTAGAGGTGTAAATCTACCTTTGAAACTAAGAGTCACACCAGGTAAGGTGTTTGCTTCTTCGTCTGGAATAATCTGGTTGCATTGAACGTACCTGTCGCCATTGCCAATCTCTATAGGGCCACTTGTTGCAAAAGGTACAGATGTACCTAAACTTGGAGAGTTAGCCAATAACTGTGATTCGTGTTCGTATATAAAACCACTAGAGTCACCCGCTATAGGGAAGTCAAATACACCTTGGTCAATCCAACAACCACGATCTAATTCACCTATAGACCATGTATTCTCTCTGTAGTTCCATATAACGTATTTGTTCGGTGTGTATTGTCCATCACCGCTTGGGAATCCCCACCATATCTCGTTGAAGTTAGAGTTGTGTCCACCCCAACTAGCAGCTCTGCCTTGTTGGTTTAGATTGTCAAACACATAGTCGTGAACTTCACATGGTATTTCTCTAACTTGTCCATCGTAAACAAAGAATGAGTTTTCACCCATCCATGCCATAAATGATCCTGTAGAAACAATAACTCTTCTACCTACTGCTTTACAGTTAGAACCCGCATCAGCTATACCGTATATAAAAGGATTGCCCGTATAATACATTCTAGCTATGCCTGTATCACTAAATATAATGACATCTGTACCAAACTTAACTGCGTATAGTGCTCTACCGCCTGTAGGTATTTGTAGATCACCAGCTGAGTTAGTGGCTTTTGATGTCCAATTATTTCTGTCTTCTCTATCAGACCAAGCAATCTTTCTAGGATCGCTTGCAGAACCAATAGCTACTAGATGTCTTTCATTTGTTACAAGGATAGCCTGATTGCCTACAGGTGCATTAGTAACAACTGTAGCTATCGTATCGGCTGTACCGCTAGAGTTAGGTCGCCATTTATATATCTTGCCATCACCTGAAAAAGAAAAGACTAAATCTTCACCCCAGTTATCAAAAGCAAAATGACCTGTATCTAAGGGTAAACCCGATTGACTTCTAGCATCACCGTAGTCTTCTTGACCGTATTGATAAGCACCATAGCCCAAAGGATCATTACTGGCATCGTTTACAAAACCAGATGGTGTGATGTCTGTCCAGGTATTGTCGTAAAGTACATAGACTTTTTGCCTTGTACCCACAGCCAATATAGGCTTACCTGTGTTATCGGAATGTGCATACATTCCAATAGGTTCGCCTGTAAGAGCTGTGTTTCTTAATTTGTTCCAGCCACCTATAGGTTTTAGGTAGCCATTTTCAAAGCGTACTAAATTCCCGTCTACCCAACGGCCTTTGTTTCCGTAATCAGTCCCGTTCTTGACGATTCCAGCTGGTGGAGTAATAGGAAGTAATGCCATTCACTTTTATTAGTTTGCTGCTATATACGCTTTACCAGTTGTTATAGCGGTAGTGTAAGATGATTTATCTTCACTAGAACCCGCAACATCTGGAGTATCATCGTCTTCATCAACAGGTGCGTAAGCTAAGATAATTTCTAAGTGGTCTACATTACGTTGTACCAACTCGTTTATCTCTTCTTGCGTAGAGCCTTCTGAAACGTACTCAGAATCGCTGCCATTACTATTAATGTCATTGATAAGCGTTACGCTATCTGTTGCTGCTGTTAAGCATTCTGCTACTGTTTGAGCCATATTATTCTCCTTCTAAGGTTGTTATTCTTGCTTCTGCTGCTTCTAGCTTTGTTGTTAATTCTTGTACTGCTTTTATAAGAGGATGCACAAACATTTCTTGTGATATTGATTGACATCCATCACTTGCAGATTCTGCCCATCCTCCAAATGTACTTACTCCCGCAGTATCTAAAGCTGCTTTTACTTCTTGTGCAATCATTCCATGCATTACTGTTGATGTATCTTTAACATTTTCTTCTTGATGAG